AGCGGTATACCGTTCTTAAAGCATCGCCTTGTAAGCGAATTTTCAAATCCCTAGTAACAGCATCTTGGTATATGGTATCTATTTTAGTAGCACCAATGTTAATAACCTGAGAGTAGCTTAAAGTTGTAGCTAAAAAAAGTAAGAGTAATAATATTTTATTTTTCATTTTTATTGTGTTTATTATTTGTAATCACATGAATATTATGGGTATATTTTTACTTCTATAAGTATATTTAATACATTATCAATTACTGTTCCACTAACAGGGTTGTGGGTTGTTACTTGAATACCGCCTGAATTGGTAATTATTCTACTTCTCCTAGTATCCCCAGTACCTTCTTGGTTTTGGATGAAAGTTAGTATCTTATCTTCGTCATAAGTATAGCTAGCTCCACTAGGAAGGAGGTTGTAAATACCCTGAGAGCTTCTTGTCCAATTAAAAGTAAGTCCTGTGTTATTTACAATTACGTTAACAACATCAGGCGCATTTGTACCAGATTGCGTTATTTCGGCTGCATAGGTAGTGTATGTTAATATTGTTTGGGTAACTCCAGCGCCACCTAAACCAGCTATAGCTGCATCAAGATTTATCTTTCTTACAACGTCACTATCTGAATTAAATATGGTATCCATTACAAAACCTTGGACTGGATTTCCAGCAACATTATGTAACTCAAATTCTATAGCTCCACTAGACCGAAGACTAATCTTATCTTTATCTAATGAAATTCTCGAAGCTCTATTAGCAATTAAATTGCTTTCAGCCATTAATTCTAATCTTTGATTATCATTACCTACTGATGTTTCATTATAAGCAGAATACCCTAATCCAGAACTACCTAATTCTAATTGATTAGGATTCATACCTAATCCACCTAGACTATTAAATAGTGAAAAAGTGCTTTCAAGAATTGGATTAATACCTCTTGTAACATTATTAACATTAGCTTCATTCCTTACTTCTTGAATAGCAGCTTGTACATTGGTCGATGCTATGTTTCCATTGGGAGTAAAAGGTATATCAGAAGCTATTTGACCTAATGAGCCACCTGATCCCTGTGGAATACGAACCCTACGTGTAATTGTTGGCAATGGAGAAATCATATCAAAAACAGCAGTAAGAGTGTCGTTTGCGTAACTTAAAGCAACATCATCTAAAAATCCGTCTGTAGCAGAACCTAAGCTTTCAAAATCAAAATAAAAGGTTTTTGCTCCTACTGGGTTTGCTGCCGTAACTGCTGCTAAATTGCTGCCGTCTCCGTCTGCTAGTAATAATTGTTGTGTAGCTGATGCTGTGTTTACTGTCACTGCATTTGATGGATTACCACCACCACCTGATCCAGAAATAACCTCAAAATCGGATCCGTTCCAGGTTACAAATTTGTTTAGAGTTGTGTCGTAGTAAAATGACCCTTCTACTTTAAACCTAGATGCCAAAGCGTTTAATTCCGTTGTGGTTAATTCTGCCAGAATAATACCTCTAAACGGAGCTATTTGTGCATAACTAAAGCTTGCTATGAATAAAAACAGTATTATAATTATTTTTTTCATTATCTTAATTTCTCGTTTATTATAAAGAACTTTGTTTGATCGTTGATGTCTGCTGGCATATTTATTGCATTTTGCAAAACTATCCCTTCAATCCATCTTTCTTTTGTGATGTCATTTTCCCAACCTCGTATGATATCATCAGTTTCAAAGATTGAATAATTGGTGTTTGTCCCTTTATCGGTTTGCCAACTTCTACCACTATTAATTACAACTGAATAATTAAAAGATACACACTGACCTATAGCAAAAGCAAAATTTACTAAGAGTTGTAAGTCTTCTGCATTTAGAACCTCACAAGCTTGAAATTTTTGTAAGAGATATATTCTAGTTGCTGGTAAATCTGAACAAGCTATCATATTAAAGGTGTGTTTTTATAAAATTATTAAAACATACGTCAGGATATGTCGACTGCACTGAGTCCATAAAATTTTGTATGCAATTTGCTCTTTTATTATACTTTTCTTCTTTAGTAACTAAAAACTCTTTAAATGAATATTCATAACGGTCTTTTAAAAACTTCCATATAATTATACCATTGGTGTTAAACTTGCCTGTTACCTTTGATGAATTAATAGCCATGCTTAAACTGTTTGCCAAAATTACTGCATGCTTGTTATCTTTAATCATAATAATTTAAATCTACTGTTAAGAGTTGAATTACTAAGAGTGTGTATGTCTTTAGTTGCAAGTCTAGGACAATCTACACAAGCTTCACAATAATCATCTAGTAATAATGAGAAACTTACAGCTTCTTGAAGCCAATTGTTTTTTACTGCTATTTTTAGACTGTCCAATAGTACACCTGTGTTTAAAAGAGAAAGGTTTAATTCTTTCTTACCAGTTTCAATAAACTGTATTGTACCTGCTAATAAACATTCTTCGTAAGTTTTGGGAGCTAATATGATTGTTGTTAAATTTCTTCCTTCACAACCTATACAATCACTGTCTTGAGCTGGACCAGAAGTATTGAAATATAAAAAGTATAAACCCTCAAATTCATCTATATTTAAAGCAGATAGAGGAACATTTATTATTTCTCTTTCTGAAGTAGCTATTAGTAAGCTTGAAAGATCGATAGCTGAAGCACTGTTAGTATAGTCGTTTGTTACCCATATTTTGAGTTCACTAAAGACGTTGCCAATATTTGTAGAGACATCTATATTTATTACAGTGCCATCAGCAGATACTCTTAAAGTGTTTACGATTATCATTCTCCAAATATAATATAAATTAAGTTAATAATAAATCTATTTTTGCTCTTTTTGTTTGGTAGTCTGGAATTTGCAATTCTCCAGTAGCAACTAAGACTGCTAAATCTACTATTTCTCTGTGAGTATGCTCAGCTAACTCACAATTTACACTGCCTGCTAATGCTGGTTGACCAGGAAGTGAATATGTACCTCCTCTGAAATCTTCTGCATTGTGCATGTAAATTAATTTTTTTAAATAGGATATACCAATCTTAGTTACTAAAAAAGAAGGGTCTTCTTTTTTTATCCTAATGGTATTCCCAGCAAAAACAATATTGACAGTCCTCCATTCAAAGGAGGATCTGTCAAAATAGCTTTCTTCAAAAGTATCGTCATGTTGACGAGGTATTATCTTTGCTCTTCTATCAGCGCAATTTTGCTTTGTAAGCAAAGCATAACCAGAGATAAAGTGCCAATAATCACTTGGTAAAGTAACAATATTAGAAGTTACATTCAAAAGATTTGCAGGGTCGTCTTGATCTTTGATAACATTACGAATGTCATCTATACTTCTTTGATCAGATTCTATACCTATTCTATAAGGACTTTTAAAAGGGAAAGCTATTTTCTTTACAAAAATTTCAGCTGCCTCATTAAGAGACCAGTCAATTTCCGGAACTTGTAGGTTCCGGTATTGTTGACTGTCTATCTTATTGATTTTCTTTTTAAAATCATAGTGCATTTCTTTTATATTCATTTTCTAATAAAGGTATTAGGCAGTGAATAAAGCTTGAATAGCATTGATACCAGCAGAATTTGCTAGACCTCCAATTATAACACCGAATAAACGGCTGTCTCCATTGTTCTTTTCTACCTTATCGGTTTCAAATTCAAAGCTCAACGTGTCGTAATTAGCATTGTTATCAAACTGATAAACTACTCCTCTTGCAGTAATACCATCACTCAAACGAGGATAGTAATTAAGTGTAGTGTAGTAGTTCATGTTTTCCCACTCCTCAGCACGAAGATCATACCCTGCTCCTATTTCATAGCCTAAAGCTACTAGTTGGGTAAAAGGTATATTTTTTGCTCCATCATTAACACTGATAGACGGGCTGATACGAGTACCTCTTGGGTAAACATAGTTTACATCAATTTGCTCGTAAACAGGAGTAGCTTGTATCTTACTTTTAATGACTAATTTTAATAGTACATTGTTAGCAGGATTACCGTCTCCATTCACAACAGCATTAGTTGCAATAAAAGCATCAATGTCAGTTACAACTGCATTAGCTGCATTTCTTGCTTCTGCTTCGTAGTATGGAGAATTCATACCATTGATTTTTTCAACAGCTAATTTAGTAAGGACGTTGTTATCACGACCTTGTAAAACTCCTCCTATACATTGACAGTCAATTTCCTCAGCTGCAAAACCTACTACAAAATCTCTGTGTGCCCATGTAAGACCATCACGTTGCATTAAAGCAGCTTCATCAACTCCAATATTAATACTAAATCCTGTTGCACACTCACAATAAGTAATAGTGGTTTCCCACTCATTAGCTACAGGAGCAACATAGTTTTTAGACATAATGTTACTGATTCTTGATTTCTCTATAGTCGATAAGCTATAGTATGTTTTACCATTTACTTTAGAAACAATGTTAAAACGAGCTGGCAATTCAGCAAAGGTATCTATAGTAGCAGCAATGCTTGTGTTACTACCTTCGGCAAAAATACCAAATTGGTTGTTAGCTAAATTTTCTTGAGTTGTTGCAAAAGCCATTGCTTTCACATTGAACAGCTGTCTGATATCAGCGATTGTACTTTTCATAATCTTTTATTGTGTTTTTTCTTTAATACTAATAAAAATCTCCTGGTTTTCAGGTTTCATTAAAAACTCTTTAACATCTTCTTCAGAATATCCTAAGTTAGTGTCAAAATAAAAAATTCCTTGTTTAGTCTTTTTAAGATGATTTTTTCCTATAGCTCTTTTAATAAAAGCTTTCATCTTAATATTCTCTCCACTATTTTCTAGTAGTTCTGCTAACTCAGCTGTTTTAAGACCATCTTTTAGGATGTCATCAAATTTAACAGTCATATAGTTATCAGTCTGTGTTTCCATATTTTCTTCAAGAATAATGGTAAGCACTTCTTTTCTTTTCTCTGAGGACAAATCAGCAATTTTTCTTAACAGATCATTTTTCTTTTCCAGCTTAGTAGCTTTAACATCCATTTCATCTGTTTCATTGTAGATGTAATGCGTTGCCATTGGCTTTGTTCCTTTATCAATTTCAGACTCAGACGAATAAATGTAAGAACTTGCAAGAAGGAATTTATACTTTATAAAGTCCATTGTGTTCTGGCCAGGTCTTAAAAATGTTGGAGTAGCTTTCAAATCTACCTTTGTCATAGAACTTTCCCAAAAAGGATGAGAAACGCCTTGTTGCCAACTATCTGAAATATCGTAAGGAAACTTTTTACTTTCCAAATATTCTATGTCTTTCTCGGAAAGTCCCGTTGCATATTTTAATGTAACGGGATCTACCAAGCAAGGCAAAGTTTTGGGTTGTGAAAAGTATTCTAAATTATCCGAGAACTTTTTAATATCGTTTTGATTCGGAATTGGTCTAATCTCTATTTTTAAATTTTCACTAATTGCCATTATTTATTAATTTACTGATTTTACAAGTTCTCCAGTAACAGTAGGATCTTTAATCTCTACACCAATACTGTCTGAAATGTCTACTCTATAAAAATCTCCTGAATGTGTAGGTCTTGTAGAGATTTCTCCACCTGGTCCTACACGTCCTTCAACGATAGTAGTTCCAGCTACCTTGTTCTTACGAACCAAACAGATGTTGTCTTTCTTATTGATAGACTGACCATTACCACCAGTTACATCAAGAATAGTAATTCTTTGTGATTGTAAAGGGAATCCAGTCAAAGGATCGATATCTCTGTGCACTTCTTTATCATCATTCAAAGGATTATGAATCAATTTAAAGCTACCTCCATTTGGAAGATCGTACATTGTGTATTGGTAACCAGCACGTAATGAATGATTATGAACTCCAGTTCTATCTTCTCTTATAAAGGTAGAGCTTTCTCTTACAATAGACTTTCCAAGACTCCATTTGTCTAAAGCTTTAGCAAAATCTTTCATACCATAATGACCTGATAGTCCAACTACTTCTCCTAAGTCACCTGGACTAATACGAGAGTAAACAATCTTATCAAAGAAAGCTTCAATAAGTTCAGCAGACATAGTGGTAAATCTTTCAACGTTTCCACCAAAACCAATTTGCTGTTCCATACCTGCTCCTGGATTAATAGGAAAACCTGAGTCTGGATCTATTAAAGGAGCATCACTTAAACGGCTATACATAGCATGTAAAGTAGTTTCTTTGTTCATTGCCATGTGATATTCAGCTTCTTGCATGTCCATCCAAGATGTGTATGCCTTACCGTTGTTATCCATGAAAGCAATTTCCAACACTGCTTGAGCACCAAAATCAGTTACTTTAAACTCCTTACGAAGTTTTACAACACTGTTTCTGTACTCTACATTAGTGTAACCTTCTGTGTGTCCACCTGATTCAGCAGCTTCACCTCTCATTGTGAAAAATCTTGTCCACTGTTGGCCGGGCTGTATATATTTAGGTTGAATGAAGTGTTCACTAGTTTCAGTATATGTTACTAGAGTGTACTCGTAACCTCTTGCTTCTTTCTTCTTAGCTTTCACAATAACTGTTTGTGATTTGTCAGAAGAACCAGGTTGCCAAGATTCTCCAATTGCAGCTAAATCAACATCAACCAAAACTTTAATATCCTGACGATATCTACCTGGAGTAAGTCCAGCAGTTCTGTTTTCTAAAATAGTAATAGGACGAAATCCTTTTACTCTCATTTTCCATGACCAGTCAAGGGTGTCAATGTACTTTGTTTTTCCCAGTCCGAAAAGACCTTCTAAAACATTAGACCCTGTAAGATTTAATGAATTAGTCTTCGATGCAAATAAAGCCCTTTGTGGAGCCTCAAATACTGTCGGTTTTAGAGCAAGATTCTTACTCCAATGATTGAGGTCAGTCATTCTCGTCGAATTGAACTTAGCCTCCCTTACTTGCAACTTGTTTATTGTAAGTGCCATAGTTTTAATTAGGGTTTTTAAATGTTAATTAATCTGTCAGCATTTCTGCTAAGCTTCTTTTTTTTCTAGTTGTTACAGCAACTGACGGGGCTTGATTTTGTAAATTATTTTTTATATCCTTTACTTGTTTAGACCTTTCAGTTATACTAATATCTGTAAATTTAAAATCGTCTTTTAATATTTTAGCCAGCATCAAAGTTTGTTTAGGATCTTTCAAGGCTTCCATAATACGATTGTGCAAAGGGCTTATTTTCTTGCCGTTATCTAATTGTATAGAATTTTCAGCTATATAAGAAGGATAAGTTCTCATGTCCTCTTTACTAAATTTCATTCCATTAAAATCTGATTCAGTGCTAATAAAACTTTGTATATTATCTCTGTAATCTCTTTCTCTGTCTTTGTCAGCTTTTCTCAAATTTGACATTCTTAAAGCTTCCTGTTTGGCTACACCTTTATCAGCTTCTACAAACTTAGCATGAAGTTTTTCAGCAATTCCTTGAAGTTTTCCAGACTCTTTAAGATAATTTGTATAATCCTGAGCTGTTTCAAGGTCATCTCCTTTTTCTAATCTGTCTCTTTTTATGATTGACATCTGATTTTTTTCATCCGTCACATCCATATCCTCTGTAATAACAATACCTTGTGAAGGCATTAATTTAGAAAGTAAGTCTTTAATGTTACCACCTTCCATACTATATTTTACAATACTTTTTACAGCTGGATCAAGTTCTTTAAATTTATCTTCAAAAAAAGTTTCAAACTTCTCTTCAAAGCTGTCTTCTAAAATATCATCTGCTAAATCATCGTTAAGCTCTACACCATCTTCAAGTTCATAAGAGACTAAACCTTTTTCTTTAAGAGCAGCAAGCATAGAAGCACTTGAGATTTTAGCTACTACTTTATTTAAGTCGTCTTTTACTTCTTCCTCTTTTGCACCATCAGCAGTAGCAAACAAATCTTCTTCTTTACTAACTAAAGGTACTTTTGGCTCTATTACTTTTTTTTCATCATCTTGAACAACTACGTCATCTTTTTTAATTGTTTCTAAAAGATCAACATTTTCGTCAGCAGGCATTGCTGTTTCAAAAATATCTGTAGTGTCGGAATTATCCCAACCAGTAAAAGCATTATCATTATTGTCAAACATTGTAACAAATTTAAGATTAAATATTAATAAAATTCAAGGGTAAAACTTAAATATTTTAATTTACCCATTATAGCTATTTTTTGTTTTTATCTATTTTCAGTTGTTCTTTATCAACTTGTTTTTGATGGTCAAACTTCTTTTCTTCTAAATCTAGTTTTCTGGCATCTATTTGTGCATTAGTAGAATTCTTTGCTAGCTCAACAATATCTAAAACACCATCGTTGTCCATATCTTTATCTTCATTAAAGCCAGCAGAAAGTACTAATTGTTTAGCAAGTTCTCTATTAGTTTTAAGTTGCTCTTCTAATCTAAGCATTTTTTCCTCGTGTGCCCAAGTTTCTTTTACATGTTTACGAGCAGCTTCAGCTTCTTCTTTTTGAGCTTGAATTTGTTTGTCAACTTTAGAAGATTCTTCTTCTCTTCTTCTTTGTTCAGCAGCTTTCAGAATTTCTTCAGCTTCTTGAGAGCCTTCTTGTCTTATAATACTAAGCACATCTGATAGCTCAGCTTTCTGAGTTTGTAAAGCAGCTTGTGCAAAAGTCTGTAAAGTTTCTTTAATTTCAGTAGCATTAGAAGAATTTTCTATGAATAATCCAATACTAGTAGTACTTAATAAACCTTGATCTACTTTAAAAGTTTGAATGGACATATCATCTAATACATAGCTAAGGATACCTGGATCATTTTCAGTGTAAGCTACTTTAGCACATTCAAGTAATGATAAGAGAACATTTTTTTTAACGTGATTATGCATGTCGTAATAAGGTTGCAAAATATTTGACATCTGCACGATTTGTTGTTTAGTGTTTCCAACCTCTTGGCTTGGTGACACTTCTCCTAAAACAGCATCATTCAAACCTACAGATTTACCACAGCTTTGATCAAGATATGTAATAATATCAATGTACTTACCTATATCAGAAACCAAAGAAAGGTCTAGCACCTTTGCCATAGTATTAACATCATTGTAGCCAACGCCTTCTTCATTTGGATTAAACCATGCAAAAGGAGTTGTTTCAAAAAAGTATTGCCACTTTTTTATATCCATCCCCGCTGACTCTGGAATGGCATTAATGTTCATCATTATTTTTTTACCTTTATCACTAGCTAACAATGTTTCTAATCTAAAGAAAGCTATGTTAACAAGGTACTGAGATATTTTCATTCTGTCTACAGGACAAGTAGGTGTTGAATTTAAGTTATCTGTGATGTGGCCATGATAAGGTAATTTGCAAACATACAAGTTATAAATATCCTTAAACTGTCCTGGGATAGCTTGCATATTTTTATAGATGTCTTCTGAAATAGTGTAAGTTTCATAAGTTTCTGGCAGCCATTCCCACTCTATTTCTATATCTCCATTGTTTTCATCAAATACATAAGATTCATCTACAATATCGTAAAGAACTTCTTCATCACTGTTATACGCCAAAAAACCAATTTTTCTGAGGTCTTTCCAAACTGAATGCAGTACTCTTACCATTCCTGGATTTCTTAATAGAGACTGAGAGTTTTCTGCCATTCTAAAAAGATCACCTTCATTTTCCCCATGTCCAAATCTTCCGTGTCTTTGATATATTGTATCAATCTCTTTATCCGTTAAATCAAAAGAACTTACAACTTCAGAAGGATACATCCAATATTCATAAGTTGCCCATTCTCCTTCTTCTATAAAATCATGGTCTGGAGATAATTCAGTTCTAAAATATAGAGGGTTAATAACTTTATGTCTAGGCTGTCCTTTAAGTATGCCTACCCAATGTAGATTGTAAGCTGACGTTATACTATGGGTAAAAGATTTATTAAATTTTCTATTACACTCTTCTTTTCTAACAAGATATTGTAACAACTGATGGTGCATCACTTCCGATGGATCTTGATGCTTACGTTCCATGTAATTTCTAACTCTATCTGGAGTTTGACCTTTAACTTCTTCGTCTATAGCAGCTTGAATTCTTTGTATTTCTTCTTGAGTAAGTTCTTGACCTTTAGTTTGTTGTGCATACTTAGTCTCAATTTCTGTTCTGATTGGGCCTACTATTTCTCCAAGCACATATTCACGTATTCTATCAGTCTCTTCAGTTTCCTTTCGTGTAGTGGCATCTCTATTAGTTGCCATTAATCTATAGTTGAAAGGATTTTTCATTTCCATTCCAGACATTGCTTTTACTCGTGGAGATATAATATCTCTGTTAACCATTGTAACAGGCATCTCTCCTACATTCTCTCCAAAGGGTTTACAAATATGATCAAAATCCCTTAAATCCAATATGTTATTAACAAGATCATAGTTGACTTTCATCCTGTGAGATTCGGATAAGTTTCCTTCTGCCCTGTAAATACTTGTTGGAGAAACATCTAAAGACCTAGCTTTATCTTTATACCAAGCAAAGTCATGTGCCTCTTTTTGTTTTCGAGTAAGTCTTACCTTATCTTTAGAATGCAATTTATAACTGTCCATATTTATCAAAGATATTATAAAATTTAAAAATTACGCTACTTTATTTATTTTTTCCTTACTTCTAGGATACATTTCATTCATCATACTAATTAAATCTTTTATTTTTTTATTTTCTTGTCC